GAAAACAGATGGCAATTTATCCACATCCAGATCGTGATTCAAATTACATGAGAGAAATGTGGGGCACAACACGTTTAATAACAGATTATGATTCAAACCCTACAGAAAAATCTCGTATGCTTCGTGAGATTAATGAAGATGATATGACACCCAAAAAGCATGATTTTAAAGTTCAAAAAGAAATTCATGAAAAGATTCGAAATGATGAGGACTATGATGATTGGGAATATGGTACAGAACCTATTTTTGGATAATAAATAAAATAGTATAATAGGAACATAAATGGCAGGGGAGCGAGTTATTCAGGCGTATAAGGACATTAGTCTGTCTATGCAGGCTAATCCCCTAACTTTTGACATAATTACAACTAGAAATGAGACTGCAATTGCTCGCTCTATTAGAAATTTAATATATACTTTTCCTGGGGAGAGATTTTTTAACCCATCTCTAGGTTCTAATGTTACTAGGTCTTTATTTGAAAATATTGATGAAGTTAGCGCATCAATATTAAGAGAAGAAATTGAAAACACAATTACAAACTATGAAAAAAGAGTAGAATTGATTGCTGTTAATATTAATCCAAATTTTGAAAATAATGAATTTGAAGTTACAATTAGATATAAAATTGTTGGTGTAGATGTTCCTGCACAACAATTATCATTTGCTCTACAATCAGTCCGATAATGGCACTTACAGATTTTACAAGTTTAGACTTTGACCAAATCAAAACTTCTATTAAAGCTTATCTGAGGTCTAACTCGGATTTTACTGATTTTGATTTTGAAGGGTCTAATCTTTCAGTACTTATAGACACTCTAGCATATAACACATACATTGCATCTTATAATGCAAATATGGTGAGTAATGAAGTGTTTCTTGATAGTGCTACATTGAGAGAGAATGTAGTTGCACTCGCAAGAAACATTGGATACGTACCAAGGTCAAGAACATCAGCAAGAGCAACAATTAGTTTCTTTGTTGATACTACTGGAGACACTCCATTAACAGTAACTCTAAAAAAGGGTGTAGTTGCAACAACAGGACTATTTGGAGATAGAAGTTCTGTATTTTCAATTGCAAGTGATGTTACAGTACCAGTATCAAATGGCATTGCAACCTTTGATAATTTAGACATCTATGAAGGTGATTATTTAACGACCAATTTTACGGTATCCTCTTTGATTAAAAATCAAAGATTTATTCTGGAGGATCCAAATATTGATACTAGTACAATTAGAGTTGTAGTAAGAGATAGTATTACAAGTTCTGCAGCATCTAAATTTGTAAAAGAAACAAATATTCTTAATGTAGATTCTTCTTCAAGAGTATTTTATATTCAAGAGGTAGAAGACCAAAGATATGAACTTATATTTGGTGATGGATATTTTGGCAAAAAATTAGAAGAGGGTAATTATATTCAAGTTTCTTATATCATAGGTAATGGAAAAGAAGGTAACGGATTTTCATCCTTTAAATTTTCAGGAAGATTAGTAAATGATAAAGGTTCTTCCGTAACTTCAGGAATATCACTAATTACAACAAACAATCCTTCTCAGGGTGGAGAAGAAGTTGAATCGATAAGTTCAATCAAAAACTTTGCACCTAGATTCTATGCATCTCAGAACAGAGCAGTTACTGCATCTGATTATGAGACGATCATACCAAAAATTTATTCTGAAGCACAAACGGTATCCACTTTTGGTGGAGAATCTCTAGATCCACCACAATATGGAAAAGTTTATATTGGAATTAAACCATTTTATGGTAACTTTGTTCCTGATAGTATTAAGCAAAACATAAAATTAGATTTAAGAAATTATAGTGTTGCCGGAATTATTCCAGAAATAGTTGATATTAAATATCTCTTCATTCAAGCAACACTAAACGTTTATTATAATGGAAATAAAGTACAAGACCCAGAAACTTTATCAGATTTAGTAATTAATAATATTGAAAAGTATTCTGAGTCTACAGAATTTAATAAGTATGGTTCGAGATTTAAATATAGTAAATTCCAATCAATAATAGATAATTCTCATCCAGCAATTACTTCTAACATTACAACATTGACAATGAGAAGAGATTCTAGAATTGCATTGGACCAAACCGCAGATTATGAAATTTGTTTTGGAAATCGAATTCATGTAAAGAATCAAGAAGGTTATAATATAAAGTCATCAGGATTCTATACCGATTTATTCTCAAATCCAGTCTTCCTAACGGACGTTCCAGATTCTGATGGATTGACTGGAACGATTATTCTATTTTCTTTAGTATCTGAAACTGAACCAAATGTCATCTCCTCTGATGTGGGAACTATAGATTATATTAAAGGGGAAATAAATTTAAATCCAATTACAATTACTGGGTCATTAAAGCAATCTGGAGGAGTTCCTATACTCCAAATATCAGCAATTCCAGAATCAAATGATATTGTTGGTTTACAAGACTTATATTTGCAACTAGATAGTAGTGAACTAGATATTAGTCTAGTTGAAGATGTTATTGAATCTGGTTCAGATACTTCTGGTTCAATATTTGCTCCTTCATCAAGCTACTCAAACGGAGATCTAATAATAAGGTAATAAATGAAACACTCAAGAATTAAGCTTAGCTCTGTTGTAGAAAGTCAACTACCACAATTTGTTAGGGAAGATTTCCCTTTGGTTGCAGAGTTTCTAAAGGAATATTATAAATCATTGGATAGTGCGGGAAATCCATATGACATTTTACAAAATATTGATAGTTTTGTAAAAGTTGATAATAATTCTAAAGTAATATACTCAACGGAATTAACCTCCGATTTGCAGTATGGTGTTCAATCAATTTCCGTAACTAGCACAGAAGGATTTCCTGATAGATATGGGATGCTTAAAATCAATGAGGAAATTATTTTATATAAATCCAAGACTCAAAACACTTTCCAAGAGTGTGTAAGGGGTTTTAGTGGTGTTTCTTTTTCTGAAAGTAAAGATGAGGAATTAGTATTTTCAGATACAATCGAAGATTTGCATTCTAGTGGTGATGAAGTTATAAATTTAAGCTTATCTTTCTTACCAATTTTCTACAGAAAACTAAAAAGCCAATTTCTTCCTGGATTTGAAGACAGAAAGATTTCCGATGGAGTGGATAAAAGTCTTTTCTTAAAAAATTCTAGAGACTTTTACACTTCAAAAGGAACTGAAAAATCTTTCAAAATTTTATTTAAAGTATTATTTGGAGTAGATGTTGCTGCAATTAGACCAAGTGACTTCTTATTAGAACCATCAAAACCCTTTTACAAAGTAGATAAAGTTATTATTGTTGAACCAATTCAGGGAGACTTACTTGAATTAAAAAATAAAACAATCTTCCAGGATGAAGATGATTATTATTATTTTGCACTTGGATCGGTAAACTCAGTATCAAAATTAGTAAAAAATAATAAAGAATATTATCAATTAAACTTAGACTACAGTTACAACAAAGATATTTTTGTTGATGGAAGCTTTTTTGGAGAGTTTCAAGTACATTCAAGAACAAAACTTATAGAAAATATTGAAGTTGGTCAAAATTATATTACTGTAGATTCTACTGTAGGATTTCCAAGAAGTGGGAGATTATCTTTACCGGGAGTACTTGGAGAAGTTATTGTAGAATATGAAGAAAAAACTTTAACTCAGTTTTTAGGATGTACTGGAATAACTGAGGCATTTCCTTCAGAAACTATTGCTTCTATAGATTCTTATGTTTATTCATTCCAAGAGTCTGGAGATGAAATTAGATTTAGGATTACTGGAGTAATTTCAAACGCTGATGTATTAAATGATGGAAAATATATTTTTGCTGGAGATGAAATTAAGATATCATCTTTGGGATATTCTGATGATTTTGATATTAGATTAAATGAATGGATTTTTAATATATCTGTAAATTGTAAGGTAAAAGAATTTACTGATGATGGAAACTTAAATTATTCTATTGAGACTTATGATAATAATAATATTTACAACAATGATTTAGTAGAAGTTGACTATTTAACTACTTCTGGACAAAGACAAACTACAAAATTTTTAGCAAAAACACCAATCAATAGTGTTCCTGGAAGAAAATTCAAAATTGTTTCCTCTTCTGAGATTGCTAATATTTTCAGCATTAGAAAAGTAGTTTCAACATTCAAAGATACTGGTTTATCGAATGATGTTCAAAATACTTATATTGACCTTGAAAATTCTTCTAGATACGTC